GTCACCCATCTTAACGTCAGACTTCGTCAGCTTCGGCTTCATCATACCGCCATCAGCTTTCTTCACAGCACCGCCAACCTTATAGGTCGGGATCGGCCGGGCGTTCGCACGCTGCTGCAGCGCCTTCGCGCCGTTCGGCTGGTTTGGCATGGGCTCAGCAATCGCGGGCCCGAAAATAGCGCGAGCCTTGGCCCGCAGATCAGTGGACTTCATGTTAACCTCCAAAGGTTCGCAGGGCTTCAGACTCCAGCTTCATTGCTGCAATCTTTTCTTTCGATGCGCGGTCCTCCGCGTCACTCCGGTACTGTAGCTGCGCCTTCTCCATCTCGACCTGAGCGTCGCGCTCATCCGAGATCTGGCGCTGCTGAACCTTCATTGCCTCGACCTCGACCAATGGATCGGTGGGGGGCTGCTCAGGCTGCGGCTTATACTGCGGCGCCAGCTGCTGCATGGCCTGCGCGACCATGATCGCCAGCTGGTTCTCCATCTCTGGAGGCATCGGCGTGCCCGGCGGCGGCAGGGGCTGACCAATCATCTGCTGCACCTGAACGCGCAGTTTCAGCGCCAGATGCTCGTTGATGTGCGCCTGAAGGTTCGGATTGTCCTGTGCAATCGGGGCGTGCGCCGCGATGTGCGCGTCGTGATCCTGATACTCGCCAGCCTTCAGCGGCAGGCCGACAATCGCGTTCTGGTTCTCCGTGAGCGGGTCCAGAGGCTGCGGCGCTACGTTTTTCTGCGGCAAGATCGCGTCGATCTTTTCCGGTTCGATGCCCATTTCCACGTACATCTGGCGGAATGCCGCGTGCAGATCGTGCAGATCAGGCTGCTGCGTGGCAAAACGCAGCAATGCCTCTGCGCGCATCATGCGCTGCGCCGACGATGAGATGTTCGGGTCGCTGACCGGGATCACGTCGATGTTGTTGACGAAGTCGGCGCGCATGATCGACGCCTGACCGCCCTTGACCGGGAACGGATACGGCGCATCCGGCAGATATTCGCCGAACAGGTCGGCGATCAGCTTCAGTTCCTGACCCAGAGACTTATGGCAGCGCTTCAGCGTGGCCGACTGGACCCGTGTCGCGGCTTCCATGAGCGCAACCGTCGTGCCAACCGGCGCATCCTGACGGCCTTCACCGACTGCAATCTCAGTCGTGTTCGCCAGATTGCGCGCGCCTTCGTAAGTTTCCTTCAGCAGCTCAAGGGAAACCTGCGACGGCTCCTTGTACGGCATCGGCATGATGGCGTTCTGGATCGGCAGGCCACCCGTATCGATCTCACGAAACTCTGTCGGTCCAATCCCGATGTTGTTGTCGTCGATCCGCATGCCCTTGACGCGCAGACCGCCCGGAAAGTTATTCAGCGTGCCGGCGTCGATCAGCTGGCGGCGGATCGATGTGGCAGTTTTCGCTGAGTTCCCAAGGATATGCGCGTAGCCAAAGCCATAGAAGCCGAGGCCGGGCAGGAACTTGTAGTGCACGAAGTAATTGCGCTTCTGGTAGGTGGTGTCACCTTCCTTCCAGTTGCGGCGGATCGACAGGATCTTGCGGGTGTTCTCGTCAATCGACACGATATACGGCAGCGGAATGCCGTCTTCGTTCTCGAAACCCTTCAGATCGAGGTCCGCATAGACTTCGTAAATCTGGTAATCGTTTGCACCGCTGGCGCCCGGCTGCAGGCCCTCGACGGAGTTCACTTCGGCGCGCACGATGTCGCTGTCACCACCAGATGGCTCCGGATCACCCAGCGAAACATCGAGATAGACGCCGTTGATCTGCGCCATGCGCAGCTGCTTCTTCGTCATCGGCACGATATTGCAGTAACGCTGCGACGTGCTCAGATCGCTCGTGCCGTAGGACACGATGAAGTTCGACGGCAAAACAAAACGCGCCACTGGGCGCGCTAGAACGGGGTCTTGGTAGATTTTCTTGAATGTGGAGCCCACCAGTGGCAGCCACATCAGCATCTGGTCGAACTCTTCGTAATATTCGGGAGCAAGCTCCGTCAAATACAGGTTCATCCACGACTTAACGCGCTCCGCTTGGTCATCAAGCTGCGCATTCGGAACCCCAATCACCTGCGTTTTCACAGGCCCAGCCGCTGGCATGAGCTCGCCGCGCGCCGTTGCCTGCCACCGGATGACCGCTTCCGCCATCAGCGGGTCGAACACGCCACACGCACCGTTAAACGGCGTGGTGCGGTCCTCGATCTTCAGGCCCAAGAGCTGGATGCCCTTCTCCATCGTGGTTTCCCAGTCGGAGCGGCTCTGCTTGTCTTCCTCGACACCGGACATCAGCTGCTCTGAGAGCCCTGCCAGTTCCATGTCGGTCATGAATTCCGCGAGGTTCACCGAATGCTCTTCGGCGTCGCCTGCATCTTCGTCGGCCGGGTCGAAATCGACGTCGACGGAACCGTCATCGTTCTCCATCAGGAGCGCGCCGTCGAGCAGCGTGCCTTCATCCTCAGGAATTTCGATGTCGATGCCATCTTCCATCTCACCGACGTCAGAGCCGCCGATCCCTTCGAACTGGGCGCGGAATAGGTCTGCGGTGCTTGTCGGTTTACGGGCCATGCTGCCTCCTATCATCCATCATAAACGGCGTCAATAAAACGCCGCGCGCTCTCCGGGGGTGTCGTACTTCTCTTCATATGGGTCTTCGGTGTTCGCAACCCAACCTGATTGTTTGATGCGCAGGAACGCCATCGTCATCGTGTCGACCCAGTCGCGGCTGTCCGAAGCCGGGAACTGCACGCACTGCGAATGAAATTCCTCCGCCCACTTGCGCAGCGACTCGAACGTCGGGCCTGCTGCTGGCAGCCACACGCGGCCATTCTCGATCAGATCGGTGATCAGGCGCACACGGGCGATCTTGTCCCCATGTTTGTCCGGATTGAACGGCGTCGCCACGATCCCGGCCTTCGACAGGTCCGATATCAGCATCTGCCCGTTCGCCTTCGCCTCGACCAGCACTGTGTCTGGCTTGCGGTTCCTCGATGCCTTGATGGGCATGTTATAGTTATCGTCTCTGTAATCGATGGCCATGCGCTGCACCATGCGCCTCAGGATCGGCCACTCGACCCGGTCGCGCCATGCCGACAGCAGGATCAGGTTCGGCACGCCGTTCTCGTCGTCGAACACGCCCCACGTCGTCGACGCACTGTATGCCGAGGTCTTCGACGCCGTCAGTGCTGTGTCCCACGCCTGCAGCACATACTGCACCTGCGGCGGCTCGTTCTGGCGCCACCACTTAAACCACGTCCCGTCGATGATCCCGCCTGAATCCACGACCGGGTTCTGCTGGTACAGCGACGACCACATGCGCGCCGTCGTCGACGACCGTTTCTTGATCTTTTCGAGGTTCTCGCGGCTGAACTGCGACTCCCAGAGGGCTTCGCCGGGCTCGCGGCCCATCTGATCGTTCTCAATCGCCAGCGCGGGGAGGATGACCCGCTCCCATTTCTCGCCTGTCCCGTCCTTTTCCTCCTGATCCAGCCGCCCGAAGTGGTCACCCAAGTGCCACCGCGTCCCGATCAGGATGATTGCCGTGTCGTCGTCGACGCGCCGCGTGTAGAAATCGCTGTTATACCAAGCCCAGAGCTTCTTGCGGTGGCTTTCCGACTCTGCCGCCTCGATGCCCGACAGCAGATCGTCCCCCAGAAGCAGGTGGCCACGCCGCCCGGTGACCGACGCACCCACTGCGGTCGCCTTGTACGACCCGCCGGCCAGCGTCATCCACTCGCCTGCTGCCGTCTTGTCCGTGCTGATGCCCGTATCCGGAAAAACTTTGCGGTGTTCGTCCGATTTGATGACATTGCGCACCTTCAGGCCGAAACTGTCCGACAGATCCTGCGTGTGGGTGCCTGCGATCAGGTTCTTATCCCCATACTTCGACAGATACCACGCCGGAAAATACTGCGATGCCGTGAAGCTCTTCGCGTGGCCCGGAGGCATGCTGATCATCAGCCGCTTACTCTTACCTTCCGCTACGGCTTCCAGCTTCTTACACAGAAATTCGATGTGCGGCGGGGGCTTCATGCCCGATACGTATTCGATGTACTTCGCCAGAGACTCCTGCGCTTCCTCGCGGCGCAACAGCTCCTCCATAAAAGCTTTCAGGTTCGCGGGGTCGGCCTCAGCCATCCTTAACTTCCGTAAATTCCGCGTCGACTATCGATGCCTGCCTCATCGGCTCCGCTTCCAGTCGCACATACGGCTCCGGTAACGCCACATCACCCTTCCCCGACAGCTCAGCGATCTTGCGCCTCAGCTCGTCCGTCGTCATCTCGCGCGGCTCAACCGAATGCCTGACATTCACCGTCTGGTCCAAATACCCCAGCAACTGCGCCTGCACCTTCTTCGCGCTAATAGCCGGCGCATACATGCCGTCATCCCGCGCATCCCGATGCAGCCGCTCCAAATCCTCAATGATCAAATCCCGCGTGTATTCCATCCCTGAAGGACGCTCGTTCCGCGTCAGCTCACGCGCGATCTCAATCGCCGCCTGTATCTCCGGCCGACGCAAG